CATCCGGAATTTCCGGAGAGTTGGCGGGTGCCATCGCCGCGTCGCGTTCGGCCCGGAGCCGCTCGTTCTGGAAGCGGAGGACGACTTCCTTGGGCGCCGTGCTCATGTTGACGGGGAGGGGGCTGCCGCCGCCGGCCTTGGCGGCGCGCTCAACGCGCATGCGGTAGTCGTCAGCCAGTGCGTTGACGCGATCCTCCGGCACGCCAAAGGCATCGGCCAGCGCCTTGCGGGCCTGCGGATTGTGGTCCTGAAGCCGCAGCGCGCTTTCGCCGAGCGTGCGGTTGAGCCCGCGCTGCACCTTCAGCTCGTGCCCGAAATCGAACAGCGCCGCGTGCTGGGCATCGGGCATCACGATCGACGAGCCGTGCACACTCCGCGCCGTGTCGGGGTTGGTGTTGCTCTGCTCGACCGGCGCCGGCGGGTTCTCGGCGCTGTCCATCTTGGCGATCAGCTCGTCGGTGAGCTTTGCGGTGCGCAGATCCGCGAGCGGCACCTGGTAGACCTGGCCCGTCGCCTGATCGGAGACAACGGCCTCGAGGCCACCATCCTGGGTCGGCTCGTAACCCTCGACCTTGCCGACGACGCGGCCTAGCGCGGCATTCTCGACCACGACGCTCTGACCGACCTCGGGGGCATTGTTCTGGTCGACCGGCGATACCGGGACGGGCTGGGCATCGGGAATGACGCGCTGCTCGGCCGCGACCGGCGGCGACGCTGACATGGGCTCGGTATCGGCCAGCGTCACCGGCTCATCGCCGGGTAACGTCTTGTCGAGGCCGTGCTGCAGCGCCTGCGCCAGCGGGCCGGGTCGCGGTCCGGGCGTGGGGGAAGGGGCGGGGCGCGTTGCCGGCGGCGCCACCGCTTCCGCGGCGGGACGGGCCGCGCCGCCGGCGCCGCCCATCAGCCCGCCCATGAGACCGCCGACGGCGGCGCCGCCAAGTCCCTGGTCGATGACGCCTTCCATCAGATCCTGATCGGGATTGGCGTTCTTCTGGATGACGTAGTTCTGCGCGAGCTGCTGGCCAGCGCTCTGCGGCAGTTCCTCGAAAAGGCCTTCTGCGACAATGCCGCGCGTGGCACCCGCCACAATTCGTTTCGCCAGCGTTCCGCCAACGCCTTCGGCGATGATCTTGGCGAGGAAGCGATCGCCGAAGCCGCCGAACATGCCGGTGGCGACGCCGCCGAGGATGAAGGCCTGGGTGGCGCTGTCGTTCTCGATCGCCGCCACTACGGCATCGGGCGACATGCCCTGGCCGAGCATTGCCTTGGCGGCCTCGGTCTCGAGGAGCTTTTCACGTGGAACCGCTGCGACGGCCTGGCGCACCGCATCGGCGCTCTGCGCGCCACCGAACGCGCCTTCCGACAGCGCACCCGACACCAACGCGGTCTTGGCCGCCGCGCCGGCGGCGACACGCTCGGTCAGGCCCGAAGCGATCGCGCCGACATAGGCGCCACGGGCGAGGAGCATGCCCGGCGCCATGGTGATGACGGTGCCGGGAAGGCTCTCGACCAGCCCCGCAAAATAGCTGCGCGGGTTGAGCCAGGCCGCACCGAGGTGATTGTTCTGCCCGTCCCACCACTGCTCGCCACGCGCGGCCTGGGTTTCCGGGGTGAGCGTGCCGATGTCCTTGTCGATGACGTCCTGCATGCGCTGGGCGTAGCTCGGCGAGCCATAGGCGAATTTGTCGAAGGCATCGGCGAGGTTCTGGAGAGGCTTGCCGATGCCGGGGATCATCCCGATCATCGTGTTCAAACCCTGCTCGACCTCGGCGGAGCCGGCATCGAGGAGGCGGGTGGTGTCACCAAGCAGGCCCGATGACCGGTTGGTCTTTTCCCAGTCGGCTTTCCACTTGTCGTAGGTGTTGGCCGGGATGAGCGTGTAGCGGCCCGGCGATTTCGGATCGAGCTCGTTGAACCGCTGCTGCGCCGCCGCCGTGTCGCTGGCCGCCTTGGTAGCGGCCTCGGCGCGGGCGCGGGTCGGCGAGGGGACGTAATTGCCGTTGGCGTCCCAGGCGCCGGCCAGCTCGGGTGCGAACTGAGCGTAACGGGACTCTACCGAGAACGTCGGGTGGTTGGGCTTCTTGAAAGTGTCGGGGAAGTGCCCGTTGGCGGGATCTGGGGTCAGGCCGGCCTTGAACGCGCCGCGCAGGTCGTAATCGTCGCCGCTGTCATTGGGCGCATACTTCGCCTTCCAGGCCTCGAATTCCTTCGCCTCCTTGTCGGTGAGGGGCGTGTCGAAATTCGTGCCGGGCGTACCTGCCAGCGATGAGAGGGTTTGCGTCGTGCCGAGGGGGTTGGTCTTGCCCTTGTACAGACCCATCGGGTCGGAGGGCTTGAAATCGCCTGAAATGACGATGGCCATGGCACGGTCCTCGATTTTCGATTGGACCGCACCTCATGCGCGATGGCTGATCTATAGGGCCGTTGCGGCTGTGGTCGCAAGTGGTGTAAGAAGCACCTAGCGCATGAGGTGCTGGTCCGAGGCCAATCGAGGATCGCCATGCGCAGCTTCAAGGACAGCATTCCGAACCGGGCACAGTTCGCGCCGCCGCCGGCCGACTATGTCGATGCCCGGGTACTCGCCGCCAATGTCGCCGAGAGCCACAGCATCCCGAACGGCGCGAAGTACGTCGTGTTTTCGGCTGACGGCAACTTCTACGCCAGGTTTGGCGCTGCAGCGGCCGTGCCTGCCGCAGATGTCACTGACGGCTCAGCGTCGGAACTCAACCCCGAGGCGCGCGAGATCCCAGGCGGCACAACGACCATTGGATTGATCGCCACTGCGGCGACAGTCGTCACGCTGAGCTTTTACGGATGACTTTTACCCGACGGCCCGGCGCGAAATCGGTGTTGTCGCCGCGGCTGAGCGGCAAGCTCACCCCGGCCAAGGGCGTGGGGGCCTCGGCTTACGCCTCCTACCCGGCACCATCAGGATATCGGTGGGATTTTGTTACCCTGTCAGGCGAGCGCGTCACCCTTGGTGGTGCCCCTGTTGTCGCACTTGTAGGAGCTTGAAATGGTTGAGTTAGCCGTCGCCAAGAACGCTGTCTCGGCCAGTGAGCTGCGCAAATTTCGTTCCTCGGTCGGGAAGGTGCTTTCCGCTACCTCGCGGCAGAAATTGTTGGTGCTGGGCGATAGCACCCAGGCCGGCAGAGGAGGCGGCACAGGCGGCACAGGCGAAATCGCCGCGCGCCGCAAGTCGCCGTCTCAGTTCTTGACCACTCTCCTCAACAGTCGAGGCATTCCCGCGCGTGGCGATGCGTTTTTCGGAAATGCCGGTATCTTGACGGGATCGGCTGCTGATTACGCCTCCTACAACACCAATGTCGTCTTCGGAGCCGGTTGGAGCAACCTACTACAGAACGCGGTGTTTCTGGGCGGCTGTTGGTGGGGTAATTCCGCGAATACCAACGCGCTGACGTTCACTCCCGAGCGCGCGGCTGACCGCTTCGATATCTACTACATCGCCTCTGGCGGCAGCGGCAACGGCACTTTTACAGTCACCGACAGCGGTGGCACGCTTGCAACCATCAACACCAATGCGGGCACATACGGTTGCTATAAGCAAACCGTGACCCGCGCATCAGCCAGTGTTCTGCCGATTTCCATCCAGCGCAACGGAACGGGGGCCGCCATCTACATCGGTGCCATCGACCCCTGGAACAGCACGTTGCCTGAGATGTGCGTTCTGAATGCGGCCCAGTCGGGGATCAAGGCATCCTTCGTCACTGACGTGTCGGACCCCACGACATCGAAGGCGATGATTGATCTGATCGCCGCCGAGATGCACTACATCGAGTTTGGCCTGAACGAAAAAGCAGGCGGCGATAGCGTCGCCACCGCGTCGTCCAACCTGACTACGCTGGCAACCAATTGTCAGGCCCTCGGGGCTTTGGCCGTTGGCATATCGGCCCCAGCTACGTCGGGAAATTCATACGACCTTACATCGGATTGGCGTACCGCGATTGCGGCGGTAGCGACCGCAAAAAGTGCGCCGCTGGTGGACCATTATGCCCGCATGGTGAGCCGCGAGGTGGCGACGGGGGACTACATCGACGCCGTGCATCTTGTCGGCAGCGGCTACGCGATCAAGGGCGCCGCGATGTTCGACCTGCTGACCGCCTGACCCGTACGCCCTAATCCCATCCGGCGGGATCGGCATTAGGCGCTCGCCGTACAAGGGTGCTCGGATCAAACATAACTACCTCGAACGGGGCCAGGAGATCGTCGGCGTGAACAGAAACGAGTTGGAAGACATCCTGTCTTATGACCGCTACGAGGCGCTTCTGACCGGCGTGGGGCTATTTCTGCTGTCGGGCGCTCTCTGGCTTGGCATCGACAAACTGTCCGCTAAGTGGGAGTTCAACGTGGTCGTCGCCATCTGTGGCTGCTGTGTTGTTTTTGGATTGGTCTTGTTGGCGCTGGGTGCCCGAGAGCGAAGCCGGAAGCGCGGCAAGATCCAGCGCATCTTCGACGAGACCCGGATCATCGGCACTCAAGTCGAGTCCCCCTCGCCCTAACCACAAGTGTGCTTATGCCGAGAGGCCTCACGATCATTGTTCTGGCGGGCGGTGCGCGGCGTCTCGTTGCGGTTTTAGCCATGATCAAATGGGGCGCCGTAGCGCCCCATTTCTAGTCAGAACTCGCGATCGAATTCGATCGTGTTGAAGAGATCCGCGACCTGACGGCTCGCGCGCCTTGTGTGCACATAGGTCTCGAGGAATACGCGCGGAGAGCGCCAGCCCCCAGCATCCATTGCCGTCTTGAGGTCTGCGCCCATGTGAAGAGCCATGGTTGCAAAGCTATGCCTGCCACAGGCGTGGCTGCTTCGATAGGTGATGCCGGCGCGGGCGCACACCGCCGCTATTCGCTCATTGACGGAGTACCTGGACGTGTACCGGAACACGCGATCCGCTCGCCGCTCGGACCCTGCCAGGTCGTACAGGCGCGCGACCAGCTCGTCGGTCAGATCCCGCCGCGAGTTGCGATCGGTCTTTGTGACCCGAAGAATGACGTGTCGACCAGCAAGGTCAACATCCTCCCATTTGAGGCGGACCGCTTCGGAGACACGAGCGCCGCTCTGAGCCATGAACAGCACGAGCGAGCCGAGGTGTGACAGGCCGTCGAGGTCGCATTGGCGGACGAATATCTGCAACCACGCGCTGGAAGCCGGGCTCTTCCGGCGCGCCGGCTCCTGTTTCAACCGTCCAAGTCTGATCAAGGGACACCAGCCGCGATCATAGGCGTGGATCAGCACGGCGCGTGCGGGCGTCAAGGCTGACCTGTTTCGTGTGGCGTTCGACTGATGCGGATACAATTCGGTCGCCATCTGTCGAATGGCGTAGGGCGTAATGGTGGCAACCGGCTCCTCACCAAAAAAATCGATGATGCGGTCGAGGTAGCGGCGCTCGCCACCATTTTTGAGATAACTGTGGGCCGCGTCACGGAAGGTGACCTGATGATTGCGGCCAATATCGATTGATGCTCTGTCGAGCACAGCCATGATGAACCTCACACGTTCAGAGTGGTCAGAGCACGTCGGGCCCGGCAAGGCGCGGCGTGCTCGCTCTCATAGAGACATCGCGCGACTTCGTGCAAGTCTCTGATTGCAAACAGATTTATCTATTAGTCGTAGGCACCGGCCTCCTCGAGGAGCGCATAGCGCTTGCCTGAAGATCCTGCGGACACCTGGCCGGTCTTGTCGTTCTTGAAAGAGCCGTCCGACTGCACCGTCAGGACGCGGCCGCCGGAGGCCTTCACCTTCGATCCAACGTCATAGACCGAGCCGGTCGACGTGCCCTTGTAGGCGACCGGGGTTGTCAGCGCCGTCGGCCGATTGCGCGGGGCCGGTGCGCCGCCCTGGGCCTGCTGCTGGGCCTTCACCCATTCAGGGTTGAGCGTCGTCGTGGTGACGGTCTTGTAGGTCGTCTGCGGCGCGCTCTGCTGCGCCGCGACGATGCGGTCGTCGTTGCGATCGTGGATGTCCTCGAGCGTGGCCATGGCCTGCGGAGTCGGTGCGATCTGCACCGGCACATGCTGGGTCGAGGTGATGTACTTCGGGATGGACGCTGCAACGCCGCCGGCGGCATCCGGTGCCTTGGCTTTGACGATGGCGAGGCTGGGCGGCTCCTGGCCGAGCCCGAGCTGCGCCGAGGTCGGCTGCGAGATTGAGGACGGCGCCTTGGCGCCCATGGCCACGGTGCCGGTCTGCTGGACCGGGCGGACGGTGCCATCCTGGCCGACAATGACCGTCTGCGCCGGGCGTGACCCGCTTTGTGCCGGCGGCGCTTCGACCGGCGGCCGATTGGCGGCCACGATCGGCAGTTTCGGCTGCTCAGATCCCGGCGCGTCGCTGAGGCCGAACTGGTAATTCGGCGCCACGGGGAACGTGCCGGGGCCACCCTGCGGCATGACCGGCTGCATGGCCCGCGTCGGCGGCGCCTTGGCTGCGCCGTCGTCTCGCGCGTCGTGAATGTCCTGAAGTGTCTTGGTCCCGCTCTTGACCGGGATATTGGCCGGCGGCTGGTTACCGCCGAGGCCGAAGAAGTTGCCGATCGCCGCCGTCGCACCGGACATCGCGTCAGTGATTTTCTCGCCCGGGTTCGAGGTCACATTCTGGATGGCGGCGACAGCGTCGATGACCGGCTGGAGCGCGGCGAAATCCATCTTCGTGTCGGCGAGGGCCTTGCTCGCCTGATCGCGGACGAACTGGCCGGCCAGGGTGTTGGTGCCCAGCTTGGCGGGGTTGAGGATGCCGGGGTCGTGGCGGGTGATGACGGCCTTGCCATCATCGCCGCGCGTGATGGTCACACTCGAGCCGGGGTTCTTGGATGGGTAGTTGCCGATCTTAATCTTCTTGCCCGAGGGCAGCGTCGCATACTGGCTCTCGTCCACGGCAGGGGCGGGTTTCGCGACCGCCGCCGGCGCCGTGGCGTCGATCGCAGCCGGTCGGCCCGGCATAGGGGCGGGCGCTGCGGCAGCGGGTGCAGCAGTGTTTGGCGCTACAGGCGCGGTACCCGGTCCGCCTACCGGCATTGTGGGCGCATAGGCGGGCTGCGGCGCCGCCGGGTCCTGCGGAACGCTGGCCGGCCCCATCTGCTGGATGGCCCGATAGCCCGAGCGCGTGTCCCGGTCGATGTTGAGCCCGAGCTGATCTTCGGTCAGGCCAAGCCCGCTCACCGCCGGCTGCGGCCTGAAGCCGGCCGTTGACACCGGCTCGCCTTCGATACGGAACGGCGCGCGCCGCGGCGATGTGCCAGCGACAGGCCCCACCGCACCGCCAGCGCCGGCGCCCTTCGTGGCCGTGTCAGAAGGCGCCTGCAACGGCGCCGGGGCGGGCAGGGGCTCGAAATAGTGCTCGCCACGGCCGGCCTGCATGGCGCCGGTCGGCGTCACCGGCACGACGGGCTTCTGCTCGGGACCGATTCCGCGCGGCGGCACCGGGCCGCCGCCATTGCTCAGCGCTGCGGCATAGCTCGAGGCGAACTGTGCGCCGTTCTGGCCCTGCTCGATGCCGCCGGGCAGGCTCGTCCACTGCTTGGCCAGCGACTTGCCGATGTCGGCCATGCGGTCGCCCTGCTGGAGGTCGTAGAGCAGGTCGCGGCCGGGATGGTCGGCGGCATATTGCTGCGAGGCAATGTACCACGCCGCCTTGTCCTGAGACGCCGGCGAGAAGTCGGGGAGGTCGAGGGCCTTCTGCGCCGCCTTCCAGGTCGGCAGGATCATCTGGTAGGTGCCCGCGGCGCTCGAATACTTGCCCTTGTTCGGCCCACTCTCGATCTTCCGGTAGATCCGGGGGTGGTCGTCATAGTTGTTGAAATGGCTGCCGCCATAGACAACATTCGTGCTGCCAGCGCTCTCTGTCCCGGAAATGGTGTGGAGCAACGCCTTGGCTTCCGGCGGCAATCCGGTATCGCCACGCTCGTCCGGTGCGCGAGATTGATTGGGGCGCAGGTTGCCGCTGTTCTCCATGTGAGACTTTTTGGAGAATTTCGCCTTGGCCATTTTCCGCTACCTCGCCCTAGTGCTTCTGCTGGCCAGTGCCAGCGCCGCGACCGCGGCTGAGACATGCTCCTACCAGGGCGGTGACGGCATCACCGCCTGGCCCGCCGGCGATGGCCTCGACATCGCCTACGGCGCCGAAGGAGAAAAACCCGCAATCATGGACGACCATTGCGCGATAGGCAGCGTCGAAGGTGGTCTCTGGCTGACCTGCAAGAGCGGCTTCTCCGGCCCCTACATCGAGGCCGGGTCCACACGTGACGCCATGGATAAGGGCATCATCGTCGCCCTGAATTCGGTGCTCTACCGGGTGTGTGACTAGCTCCACAGCATCACCGCGGAGTCGGTGAGAGCAGGCCGGGTGGCCACTGTTCCTGCGGCACGCCCGCATTCTGGAGCGCGGCGCGCGCCTGATCGAGCCGGCCATAGCCGACCATGGTCGTCGCGATCTTCAGCGCGTCGGCCTGCGCCTGGTTCACCGGGCCCGGCTTTGCCACCGGCACCATCTCCGGCATCGCCGCGGCGCCAGAAACCTGCGTCGGCGCATTGCTCGAGCTGGGCGCGGCAATAGCAGGCGGGTTAGCCGGCGGAGCGGCCGGCTGTGCGGTCGGTACACCGCCGAGGCCGAGATTGGGGTCCTGCTGCGGTGCCGCGGTGCCGCTGAGCCCGGTCGGGACCTGCTGGCCGGTTGCCGTGTCGACAAGGGTCTGCCCGACCGGCATGGGCGGCTGGCGCTGGCCCTTCTGCAACGCGATTTCGTCGTTGATGAGCTGTTCCTGCTCGTCGGGCGCGATCTGATCGAAGCTGGGCTGGCCCGGGTTCAGCGCGTGCTCGTCCTCGAAACGCTTGCGCAGGCTCTCGATCGCCTTGGGCCGATACTTGCTGTCGCCCTCGGTCTCATTGTCGATTTGCTTCTTTTCGCGGTAGTCGGACATGTCCTCGTCGTGCTTGGCCCGCGCCGCCTTGGCCGCCTGCTGCGACTGGAAGGCGGCTTCCGGGTTGGCGAACGTGGCGATGACATTGGGGATGTCCTCGAGCGCGATGTCCTGATGGATCTCGTTGTCGCCGTCCTTGATGCTGACCCGGTACCCGACCACCTGGCCATTGGCGTCCTTGATCTCTTCCTTCCCGACGAGCTCGGTGCCGTGGTCGAGGTACCCCTTGAGCTTGCCGGCCGCCATGGCGTCCTCGAGCGCGCCGCCGCCATCGCCGGTCTGCGTCTTGAGCAGCGCTGACGAAAACAGCTTGGCGCCCTTTTTGGCGTCCTCGGTGTCGGCCCACTCCTGCAGCGCGGACGCGCCGCCGACGTCGCCGTTCATCAGAAGCTGGTTCTTCATCATCGGCAGGGCGTGCTTGGTCCAGAACTCGTCGAACTGGTCCGGCGTCGCGGTACCGGCCTTTACGGCGTCGTCGAACTGCGCCTTGGTCTCGGCGTTGATCTGGTCGACGCTGTCGAGGGCGCGCTTCTCCCGGTCCCGCTTGGCGGTGATGTAGGTCCGGTCTTCCTCGGCCCAGGCATCGGCCTTGTCCTGGCGGGCGCGGGCGCGCTCGCGATCGATCTGGGCCTGCTCGCGATCCTGCATATCGGAGCGGATGCCATAGCCCCGGCTCATCCCGTCAACGAAGGCACCAAGGCCGATCCCGAAACCCATCTGTGCCTCCTTAAGCGGCTTTGCGCGTCGGCGCGGTGGCCGAACTGCGCTTGGCGGCGATCGTCACTTTCGGCTTGGAGCCAAGCCCGAGCTGGGTCTCGATCGCGGTGACCTTCTTGGACAGATCCTGCACGGCGCGCATGGTGACGCCGATGGCGTCCTGCACCGGGATTGTGTGGCCATCGCCCTTGCCCGTCGCCGACTGGAAGTCCTCGGCGTAGGGGCCGACATGGCGCCCGCCATCGCCCATGCCCGGCTTGTAGTCCCAGCTTTCCACGGGCATGGCGTCGACCGCATCGAGCGCGGCGCCGTCCTTGACCTTGGCCTTCTTGGTCTTGGCCTTCTTGGTTGAAAGGATCAGGCCTGCGCCGGTGCCGATGGCACCGAGGATGCCCGACAGATTGGCATTGCTGGCGTCCTCCTTGGTCTTCCAGGCGTTGAGCCCGAGGCCGTAGAGGTTCGAGTAGATGTTGGCGGCGCCGCCAGCGGCGCCGATGGCGCCGTTGAAGCCCTGATCCATGATGCCGGTCGCCGAGTCCGCCAGCGACTTGTTGTTCGAGGCGATCGAGGCGGCCGACGACCCGGCGCCGAGCCCCAGATTGGCCTCGGTCAGGGCGCCGGCCTTGGTCTGCTGGCCAAGGTTCACCGCCTGCGCAGTGAGGTCGAGGGCCTTGTCGCGGAGGTTCTGGCGCGCCGTGTTCTGGCCGCCGGCGACGGCCAGCGCCGTTCCGAGCTCGCCGGCGCGATCGATGCCGGCATAGCGGCCGCTATCGGGCCGAATGCCGAGCCCGAAGGCCTGGCGCTGCGCTTGGTCACGGGCCTGCGTCGCGGCCGTGGTGACGTCCGCCTTGGCTTCAGCCGCTGCTGCCGCCTGGTTCTCCGGCGAGGCGTAGTTGGCGACATCGGAGATGAACTTGTCTTCGATCGGCTTGAAGGTGGTGTCGTAGCGCGCGCGGTCCTGCGTCGCCCAGTCGCTGGCCTGGCCCGCCGTGGCGTTCTGCCGGTCAGTGACCTGCTTGATGAGGGCGTCGAGCTCACCCTGACGCTGCTGCGACAGGGCAAACTGATCCTTGGAAAAGCCGAGCCACTTGGTGCCGAGGTCGCTGATCTGATCGGCGGCCTGGCCGATCTTCGCTGACGGCTGCGGGATCTGGTTGGCGTCTTTGGCCATGAGGATGCTCCGATCTCGGATGCTGCACCTCATGCGCGGCTATGGGGCTTATACTGCCGTTCGCGCGACGTGGCCAGCCAGTGGACCGATGGTTTTGGGCAGCCAGCGGCACTCGCGCCGCAACAGGCCGTAGACGAGCTCGTCGCGGCCATTGTGCGCCGCCTCGCGCAGCCGGCCCTCGAGGGTGCAGCCGAAATGCTCGGCGAAGCGGATGGCGCGGGCGTTGTCGGCGGCGATCAATAGCGTCACCCGCCTGAATCCGCACTGGATGAATGGGTACGCGGCGACGTGCCGGGCATAGCCGCGCGTCAGCCACGGCCGATCGGGCAGGGCAACGACGTGCATGTTGCAGCCCGAGGAGGAGAACCGGTCGAACAGCGTGACGGCCACCAGTGCGCCATCCTGCTCGAGGCCGATGGCGCGGGCCTCATCGTGGAAGGCAAAGCCGATGCGATCCTCCGCCCATGCGACCATCTCGCCGGGACGATCGTAGCGAACGGTTCTCATTTCACCTGGCGATCGCGCAGCGCTTCCATCAGCCCGTAGACGACAAGGCGCAGTCGCTCGACGTCGTCGCGCAGCGCGTCGAATTCCGCCTTGGTCGGGGCGGCGCCGGCCGCCTTGCTCGACTGCAGGCGTTGTGGCGCGTTGGCGAGGCTGACCATGTCCTCGAGCCGCACGGCGGCGCGGGCAATGGCCTCCTTGCTGCGTGACCCGTCGAGGATCTCGACCTTCTCGATGACCTGGCGTTCCGAGAGGGGCATCAGGCGACCTGTCGCAACTCGTCGACGGTGCGGGCCAGCACCACCTGGTTGACTGTGAGGTCGGTGGTGATGTCGATTTCCCAGGTGTCGGACTTGAAGCCACCCTTGATCCGCACCTCGCGGTTGGTGACGTTGACCTCTGCCTTGACGACGCCATCGGCGTAGACGCGGACCATGATGGCGTTGGACCCGACCGGGAAGGCCTGCAACAGGTCGCCGTTCACCGGCACCTCATTGATGGGAAGCGCGTTGAGCTCGCCGAAGGGCGACCCGGCGGCAAGCAGGGCCGTGTTGTCGGCAATGACAGCGGCGAGAGCGGCGGCGGCAGCGTCAACGTCCTCCTGGCTCAAGTCCTGGTCGGCGCTGATCTTGATGATCCCCATGCTCTCCGGCGCAGGCAGAACGAAGACCTTCGATTTCCAGTACTGCTGGGCGCGGCTCGCGGTCGGATCGTCGAAGCGCTTGATCGCCTTTGTGCCCTTCTCGAGGAAGTAGAGCCCGCCATCCTCGTCATTGTGGAAGGCGGCCGAAGCGACGGCCGAGCTGCGGATCATCGCCGGCTGGGAGCCGAGCACAACCATGAACATGCCCGCGAACGGGGCGCCGCTGCTGTCCAGCGTGTCGTAGAACGCGACGTAGCGGCCCTGATGGTGGCAGCCGATGATGGTCGCTGGGTCGAAGGCCCGCCAGTCGTCGCGGCCAAACAGCGGCGTTGAGGGCAGCGCGATGCCGCCATCGGGCGTCGCCACGGCCAGCCCGTCATTGGTGGGGTAGCACACGGCCGAGCGCAGATTGGCGACGCCGCGGGCGTTGATGCAGGGGGCGTCGGCGACTGCCTTGACCAGAAGAATGGCGTCCGGGGTCGAACCGCGGCCGACATACGGATTGGCCTTGGTCAGCACGAAGATTGTGTCCTCGATCGCCTCGAGCGCGACGATGTCGGAGTCGGTGTTCTGGATGTACTTCTCCGGCCAGGCGTGCGGCCGGAAGGCCTCCGAGAAATAGACACTGCGGCCGACGAAACCCGCCATGATGCCGTTTGACAGGGCCACCAGTCCCGACAGCCCGGACGGTGGTGGGTTCCAGTCGGCGCTAGGCAACGCTTCCTGGAAGCCGTCGATGGCCACGGTATCGGAGAAGTTGGCGTTCGACGCGACGCGCTCGGCGATCAGGTAGAAGTAGGTTCCGGTGGTGCCGGTCTGGCTGCGATAGATCCGCTGCTTAGCAATGGCGCGCCCGCCCGGCGGCGATGCAAAACCAGAGAGGTCGACCGTGTTGCCGGCTTGCCAGTCGATGGCGTTGGAGGCGGGACAGGGCTCCGACTCCTCACCGAATGACGTGACCCAGGTGTAGACATAGAGGCGGGTGTAGACGTTGCCCGCGCCGACACCGCCAAGCGTCGCGGTCAGGGCACCGGCCGGCGCTGCCAGCGCCAGATCGTAGACGTTGCTGGCGTCGTCCCTCATTTTCGGGGCGCCATCGCCCGTGTAGTAGAGCCGGGTGGTATCGACAGGGCCCGGCGCCGCCTTGATCGGGGTCGCAAAGGTGAGCCACGAGCCGTTGAACTTGAGGATGGTCTTGTCGCCGATCGCGCCCGCCGTTGCGGCGCCGAGCGACAGGCGCACCGGAGTCAGGGCGCCATTGTCGAGGCGGCAGTCCTGCGCCACCTGGGCAGCGTTGCCGGGCAGGAAGCGCGGTACCACGCGGGGCTGTTCTCCACCGAAACCGACGAGCTTGATGGCGCTCATGGCTTGCCTCTCCGTTCATAGGCCGCCTGACCGAAGAGGCGCACCGCCGCGTACATCGTCCAGGCCTTCCAGTCCGGCACCCCGAGGATCGTCATGAACTCGAGGAAGACGGCATCGGCGGTGGCACGGTCGAAGCGCTCGGCGCCGATGCTCCATTGATACAGGAAATCGTGCAGCACTGCTGCGGCCGCGTACTGAGGATCGTCGCGCGGGAACAGCCACCACAGCCAGGTCGGAACGCTGGCAAGGTCGGTGGCGAAGCCGGCGGGGACAGTCACGGTGAGTCCGCTGCCCTTGAAACCGATGTCGTAACTGAACGGCGCGGCCGTGCGGTACATGCCGATCGCGGGATCGGGGGTCAGGACCAGCGGTGTGGTCGCCGCGCCCATTTCACACCCAGTAGCTGTCGTCCGCGTAGTCGACGGGGATAGGCGACATGGCCTTGAGCGCCCAGGACTTGGCGTAGCAGGTGGTGATGCGGGCTGCGGCGGCCTCGCCCATGGCGATAAGGTCGGCCGGGGTGAGCATATGCATGTCGTTGGCATAGTCGCGGAACGGGACGATGTCGGGCTGGGCCAGTACGATTGCCTTCATGCCCTTGAGCGCCAGGCCGCTGATGTTTCGCTGGGCGTTGGGGTCCATGTTGATCGTCATGGCACCGGCGTCGGGCAGGCTGATGGGAAGGGGCAGGGCGATGCGGCGCTCCCGCTCGGCATCGACAACCGATCCGTCGATCACGAGGTCATTGAGCGTGTAGGCGATCGTGGGGGTGCCGGCGACGTCAACAATCGCGAGAGACGCCACGACCTTGCCGGCGGGAATGCCTGGATCTGCGACCCGGAAAAGGCCGATGGCCGCGAGCTCGTCATCGCTCCAGGCGGTCTCGATGATCGCGCCGTACTGGGTATCTGCGAGCACCTGCCCGGTCCAGCCGACCCAGCTTCCATCCGACTTGAAGGCGAGCATGTTGCACTCCGTTACGAGAAGAAGGGGAAAAAGCCGGGCGAGGCGGGCGGGATGCCAATGGTTGCGGCCGCCCATTTGTCCGAGGTCATCGTGAAGGTGCCGGGATCTTCGCTGACGCCGTTCGCGCTCTTCTCGGCGCCGCCGATGGCATAGTTGCCTGATGCGGTGACGGCGCGGGTCTGGCTATAGCCGGAGGGATAGACCGAAAAGCCGGTGCCACGGGCGCCGGTAATGGCCAGCCACAGCACGTCGGCCGCGACCCAGCCCGCCGGCGCAAGGTTGGGCGGGTTCGGATTTGCACTGTTGCCGGTCGCCGTAGCTCCGACCGCGCGCGTCGCGCCCGAGATGCGCCAGCCCAGCGCGACAAGAGGTACGGCGCCGGACATGGGAACTGAGACGGTGGAGCCTTCGCTGCCATCGGCCACCTTGTAGAACACGGCCACAAAGCGATCTGTGCCGAGACCGTCGAACGTGTCATAGGCGGCCTGCGCCCATCCACTGGGTGGTCCGGACGGCGGGACGTTGCCATTGCTGGAACAGGCAATGACGAGGAGGTCGCCCGGCACGATGCCGGTCGGCAGCGTGACCGGGTGCGACGCGAGCGACGAAGCTGTCGTGTAGGTCGAGCGCGTCTGGACGACTGGAAAAGCCATGGACTAGGCCTCCAGCCCGACCGCGACCACGTCCCATTTGCTGTCGGCGCTGTTGTAGATGCAGCCGACATAGAGGGTCTTGGAAATGACGGTGGTGGCCGGCAACGACACACCCACCGCGCGGAAGATGGCGTTCCAGGCAATTGTGCGCGCCGTGCCATTGTCGTTGAAGCGGAAGATGAACTTCTGGCCATCGCCGGGGGAACCGCTCGGCGCACCCACGGTCATGTTGGCAGCGGCGGCGGTGACGTTGTGCTGGTCATAACTGCCGGCGTTCGGGGCAGGCGTGGCGTTGCTGGCCTCCGAGAACACGCGCACCGTCCAGGCCCGATAGAGTGCGTCCGCCTTGGCCTTGAGGTAATTGGTCCAGAGCTGCGTCAGCGTCGTCCATTTCGAGACGTTTGACGCTGCGCTGTCGACCAGCAAGATGCCATCGGCATCGACGGGCGTGGTCTTGGCGGTGAGCGCCGCGATGATGACGCCGAGATTGGCAACGAGATTGGCGAGCGTGACCTTCTTTGTGGCGTTCGACGCCGCAGAGTCCGCCACCTCGATCATGTCGGCGCCGACAGGCGTCGTCTTTGCCGTCGCGGCCGCGATCAGCGCGCCCCACGCGGCGAACATCGTTGCCTTGAGGTTGAGCCAGGACAACTTCGCCGGCCCGTTGCCGGCGGCGCTGTCGCTGAGCGCGAATTGATCGGCGTCGACCGGCGTTGTTTTGGCCGAGCTCGAGGAAATCATCGCACCGAGTTTGGTGCGGACCGCCTCGTAGAAATTGGCCCAGGTCAGGGCACGGAGCTTGCCCGTGACGCTGTCCCAGTAGCTGAACTTGTCGGCATCGACTGGCGAGGTCTTGGCCACGGCATTGTTGATGGCGTCGGGTGTCTCGAGCGCGGCAAGAGAGCCGGCCGTCAACTGAAGCGAAATGCGGTCGCCGACGTTCCAGGCGCGCGCCAGCGTGTTCTCCTGGGCGCGAACGACGGTGAGCACGGCGCCGGTGCGGGACGTGCACTTGACGATTTCGCGGTTGAGGCTGGCATCGACCAGCGTCGCCATGAAGAATTCACCGGCGGCCGGGGCCGGGAACAGGCCGGCATCGCCGCTCTGCACGGTGAGTGACGTCGCGACGTTGGTCGCCGCTGAGGCGAGGGTCGAGGTGACGTTGTTGGCGATCAGCAGCGGCATGGCATCCCCTCGGAAGTGCAGCGGGCGCGGTCACCGGCCCCCCGGGTGACCGCGCCCGCGCAGCGCGCAGCGGTCCCTTCACAGCCCGCTGCGGTGTCGTGGTCGCCGCACATCAGACGAACTGCCCACGGGTGCGCAGGCGAGCGCGCTGCGGACCCTTGCGGCTGATGATGTGCTGGCGCCCGGTCTGGCGTTCGAATTCGGCGAGAAGCTCGCCGGCGAGCGGCAGGTTCTGATACTCGGTCGCGGGCAGGGCCAGCTGCATGCCGGCGGCGGCCCGCGCCAACAGTGTGCCGTACCCGTCGATGAGGAATTGCGGGATCTCAGTTGCAGTGAGCGAGGGCTGCAGCACGAGGTCGGTGGTGAGCTCGCCAGTGGCCCGCGGATAGATCGAGACCAGTGGCGGCTCGAGCTGAGTGATAAACTGTGCGTTGCTCTCGTCGGTGTCGACGCGCCAGCCGGGATAGGTGACGTCGAGGTCGTGCACGGAGGCGGGCGTAAGCGGCGTGTCGTCGAGCCGTGCCGCCTCGATCAACACCAGGGCGATGTCGGAGTCGGCGAGAGTTGCCAGCGCGGTTTCTTCGGGAGTGGTGACGGTGACGACATCGGTGGCCCGCCATATCCGCGTTGCAGCGCAGAGCGTGCGGCAGGCCTCGCGCAGCGACGTGATCAGCGCCGGCTCCGGGACGTTGCGCGCCCACGGCTTGGCGAGGGTGATGAGGCGATCGTAGTCGGTCATCGTGGTCACGGCTTGCCCCTGCGGTTGTTGGGGCTGGAACCACCTTCCACCTGGATCTTGATGCCCAGCGCATTGGCGAACTTGCCGTAGAAATCATTGGCCATGCCGGGTTCGGACGCCGTCGCGTCCTTCATGTGCGCGCGGTAGCAGACATAGTCGACCAGCACAGGATCGTAGGTGAGGGCGAGGTCGATGACATCAGAGTACTCAGTGGCCGTGGTCGAACCGCCATGGTCGGCGACCAGGGTCGGCAACTGCGAAATCACCGCCTCGACCATGCCGCTGCCGTCATTGGCGGGGTAGACGAAGAACTCGAGGGGGTTCTGCTCGTCATAGCAGTAGTGCCGGCATTCCTTCTTGGCGGCGACGACCGACACGTCGTGCCAGTTGGGCTCGGCCGCATCGAGCGCGGCGCGCGAAATGATCGTCACCACGCGGCCGGGAACGTTCGGGCCGCTGAACTTGATATTGCGGGTGATGTCGATCAGCGCCAGCGGGGTCGGGGCGCCGGCGTCGGTCGGCAGAGATTGCAGCGTGCCCGCCGACAGGCTGAGGACGCGCGTCGCTGTCTTGGCGCTGGGCTTGGCGAGGAGAACAGCCTTCAGCCCATCGTTGATCCACTCGCGCAGCTCGGGCGGCGTCCAGCGGATGTGCTCCTCGTCGTTGAGAAGCCGGCCCGCCGTTGCCATGATGTCAGCGGCGGTTGTCATGGCCTACCCCTCGAGCAGGGTCTTGGCCTGCGCCTGCCAGGCTTCGCGCGCCACGGCACCCTTGGCGCCGATGGTGTCGTCGAGGGCCTTGGCATCTTCGACGCTCAGCGCGACGAGGTCGGCCAGCGTTGCGATGCCGGCAGCGGCAAGTTTCTCGACCATCTTGGGGCCGACACCCTTGATGTCGATGAGACCCTTCGGCGCCGGCGGCGCCTGGGTATGGGCCTGGCCGCTCTCGTCCGCGATCTGCGGGACAGCGGCGAGGTCTATGGTGCTGCCATCGAGCAGCACATAGACGCGGGTGTCGTCGACCATCCCCTTGAGGCTGTACTGCGCCCTGCCGTTCTCGGCGTTGAGCAGCAGGCGGTCGCTGGGATCGATCAGTGCAAACGGCGGCAGGCCCGCGGCGATGTCACTGAGCGGCAGCGCCGTCAGCACCGGCCACGGTCCTACGGCGTACCAGCGCTTTTCGTCGCCCATCTTGAACATGGCGACGCGCGGCGTTTCGGCATTCTCGACATCGGCCTTGAGCGCGATCGCGGGATCTGGCGCCGGCGCGGCAGCGGCCTCGGGCGGGGTCTCCGCAACGGTCTCGTAGACATCTGCGAGGGACAGCAGGATGGCCTGGTGGCGCAGATCGTCGACCTGGGCGACGTAGCGGCCAAAGGTGTCGCGGTTGAACTCATAGGTATCGGCGCCGACCTGGGTGGAGGCGTAGCCGAGTTTGCAGCGGATGAGGGCCATGGGGGACTCCGAAGGGGGCTGTTGCGGAGAGGAACGAAGGGCAGCGCGGCCGCCGCCCTTCCGAAGGCGGACGCCTAGTTGTCGGTGACGAAGTAGACGGTCAGGCCCACGGTGCCGGCGGCCTTGGTCGCGGCGACGTTGGCGACCTTGATACCGATCGAGCGCGCCGCGGACGACACGGCCTGGCGGAACGCCGTGGCCAGGGTCGGGCGCGCCGAGCCGCCGGCCTGGGCCACGGTGTTACCCGAGAAGAACTCGGCTGCGACGGTGCGCGAGCTGTCATTGTCACCCGGCGTACCCGACATCCAGCCGACGTCGAAGGTGATGGTCGGCGAGCCGTTGCTGTCGAGGTCGTCGCTGTCGAGCACCATGTCGACCGGGCGCATGCCGGGCGGGATCGTGATCATTTCGATGACATCGTTGGCGGCGAGGGTGTTGGGCAGGGCCACGGCGGTGCGCTTGCACTGCACATCGCCATTGTTGGCGGCGTACGGGGTACCGTCGATACCCTTGGCGGCGTCGGACTGGAACAGAGTGGGCATGGAAGGCTCCGGGTTTGGGGTCTGGCAGAGCCCATCGCACCATGGCGCGACGGGCGAGAGCGATCACTGCGAGGGCACTAGCCCTCAGCCGGGATCAACCCGGATCGGCCGCCGCGGTATCGAGCGAGATGAGGCCGAAGTCCTTGTTGCCGAACCGCGACTTCTTCACGCCGATGATGACGCCAGCGGCGATCACCGGCTCGTTGCCGTGGTCGTTGGTCTCTTCGGTCCAGTCGAAGCGCAGGCCGTTGGTCGAGCCGAACGCGACGACACCCGCCTGGCGGCCCATGAACAGGGCGCGGGCCGCGGCGACGTTGCCGCCGGCGCCGTAGTCCGAGAAGCGGATCACGCTTTCATGGTCGTGCAGAACGACGTTGTTCAGCATGCCCAGCCCGCCCTTGAAGATCGGGTTGTTGCGCGCTTCGCTGGTCGCCGCCGCCTTCTGCATGTCGAGCCAGCCGGAGGTGTCGGCGACGCGCATGTCGTAGCTCTGCCACTTCGACATGAGGCAGACGTAGTGCGGCTCGCCGTTGATCATCATCGGCTGCATGTTTGCGGTGGTCGGGTCCTGCGCGCGCAGCATCGAGGCCTTGGTCGTGGCGCGTTCGATGACCGTACGGGTCATCTTCATGGTCGCGTCGATGGTGGCCTTGGAGGTGGCGGCGCCGGCATACATCAGGTGCGCGGTGTCGGGCGCCTGGATGCTGTTCTGGGCGTGACCGGCCCAGGTCGTGGCTTCGGTGAAGTCCTGATTGATGCCGCGGGCCCCGGCCAGGTAAATGAAGATCATCTCGTCGATGAACTTCGACCAGTAGTCGGAGAGGCGGTCCTTGCCGACCTTGCGCAGGTTCTGGACGGTGCGCTTGCGGCTCATCTTGCCGCCGAGCGACACGCCGTGCCGGATCTGGTCGATCGAGACAGCGTCCGAGTAGAAGCGCAGCGCCTCTTCCTTGCCCTGCAGCCGGTTGTCGCCGTAGGTCGGCTTCTGGCGCAGCTGCATGCTGAGGTCGAACGAAATGGTGTCGCCGGCGTCGTTCTCGAGCTCGGTCAGCCGCTGGATGGCCGAGTTGTCGTCTTCGCCGATGAACTTGCGGTCGAAATAGCTCTTCTTCGAAATGTCGACGAAGAGCGCGCCCGACCACTGCTTCTTGGCCTTGGCGTCGCCGAACGGAACTGAGGTGGGACCGGGCATGGGTGCCTTCTCCTGTTTGACGGGAAAAGCACCTCATGCGCTTGAGGGTCGTTTACGCCGGTTCGGGGCTCTCGGCAAGAGGCAGGGCGTCGCCGTAGTTTTTGGGGAAGCGCAGCTCGCCGGTGAGTCCGGTGGTGAAGTCGCGGCTCATCCGCCCATCGCGGATCAGCCGGATCGGTTTCACCGACGAGTGGACGACGAGTTGAACGCGGTTCGAGCCCTTCTCTTCGACAGCGACAAAGGCGATGTCGCCGATCTGGATGGCCTCGCCGACTTTGACTGTGAGCTTGAGCATGGCGTCCCCCTAGATGCCGCGCGACAGGAAGTCCTCGACCTTTTCTTTCGGCCACGACGCCAGCATCTTTTCGTACTTCAGCGGGGCTTCCTCGGCGAGGCGGGCGGCCAGCGCGTACTCGCCGCCGGCGCCGAGCGGATTGCCGCCATCATCGGCCGCGGGCACGGCAGAGAGGTTCGGCGGCAGGTTGCGCTGTGGCTTGGGCGCTGGCTTGGGTCCGGGCTTGGCACCGCCCTCGTCCTTGGGTGCGGCTCGCGCCCCGAAGCGTGTCGCCAGTTGGCCATCGACGATGGCCACGGCCTTGTCGATGATCTTGGGATCGAAGGCGTTGCGCCCGTTCTCGATCGCCACGGCCTGCACCTGGCGCACGGTGTCATCGAGGAGTTTGTTGAACAGGCCGCTGCGATAGGGAGCGTTCTCAGGCTTGGCGAGGAAGGCGTCGGCATGTGAGCGGAAGGTGCTGATGGCATCCCGCACGTGGTTTTCGGCGTAGCGCACATCGGCCTTGAGGTCGTCGCGCTGGTCCTGCAGCTCGCGCTGCCTGGCCGTCAGCGTCTGAAGGTCGATTTCGCCATCGTCTGCCTGCTTGGCGAGGGCATCCATCTGCTCGTCGATGGTTTTGATCTTGGTCTGGGCATCGGCGATGTTGTACGTCGTCACCGGCGCGCCGAGGTCGTCGATCTCGACCTCAATCGGGCCGGCGTCCTCGGCACTACCAGCTGCGAGGGTGTCGTCACCGGCGCCACCCGTGGTCGTGTCGGAATCCGCCGCTTTGCCGTCGTCCTGGGTGCCAGCATCGGCATCGGTGTCGTCGTCACCGCCCTCGTCGTTGCCTTCGCCGCTCTCGTCGTCGGCTGCGCCGGCGGCGAGCGTGTCATCCCCGGCGCCTGCCGTAGTGGTGTCGTCGTCCTCGGCATCATCAGTCGTTGCCGTGACTGCGCCCTCGAGGAGGCCGTTGCGCTCCTCCTCGGTGAGCATTGCGAGATCCTCGTCGGAATAGCCGGGGACTTTTGGCATCGTGGGGTCCTATGCGATGGGCTGGGGCTGGGGGGCGGGGGGTGCCGATGCCGGAGGCGCCATAGGCGTCCCCCCCGGCATCGGCGGTTCGGGCTCGTCAGCAGCGCCCGGAACATCAGGCTCATCGGCGCCGGCGCCGACTGCGGTGAGGATGTGATCGGCGGTGTGCACGGCAGCGGGCGGCAGCGTGAGCGCGGCACCAGCCACTTCGAGGGCACGGCCCTGTGCGTCGATCTTGGTGCCGGCGATCGAGGCGGCGATCTGGTCGGCCTGGGCCTCGGCCTTGGCCGCCTCGGCGGTCTTCTTGCGCAGCTCGACGAGGAGGCCGGCCTTCTGGATCTGCGCGGCTTCGGCCTGCGCCGCGGCCTTGGCCTGGTCCTCCGGGCTCGGCGGTTCGTCGCCGGCGTCCGGGTCCTTCATGCCGGTCAGCGACCGGATGCGCTTCACGAGCTCATCGCGGTTGGGCAGGTCCATGTTCTCGACCATCAGGTCGAGCATCAGCAGAACGATGTTCGGCGGGAACTTCTGGGCGACCTCGAGCAGCTGGTCGACAGCGGCCTGCCGCTGCGTCGCGTGCCAGTCGGCATCCGAGATGATGAAATCGGCCTTGGTCCGAACGATGTCGTTCTCGGGCAGGCCGTCATTGACGTCGATGTACTGGGGCTGGCCGCGCTCGTTGGTGATGCGAAATTGCTTCTGCGCATCCATGAACTGCTCGATATTGGCGAGCATTTTCTCGCCGTGCAGCTGGTAGGCGAGGCGGAGATTGTCGAAATACTGGGCCGTCGCCATCGAGCCCTGGTCCTGGCGACGCTGGATGGCGATGCCGGACTTGGCGCCGGTTTCGCGACCCAGGAGCTCATCGGTCACGCCGGAGGCGGACTGGATGATCTGGATCGAGCGCGACATCAGCTCGAGCTGGTACTGTGAGAGGTCGCGGTCGACGTTGAGGTCAACTTCGCTGCCGCGCTTCTTGAACAGGATGGCGTCGGGGCGGGCGACTTCCTCACGGAATTCGTCGATGTCCATGACCTCGGGGTCGAGGGCATCCGTGTCCATGATGACCTTGTTGGTCGACAGGATGTACGTCGCCTTGGACGCGCGCTTGTTGATGTCCTCCTGGATGTCGCGGAGGCCGCGGATCATGCCGTAGGGAAGCCCGTCCTTGGCGCGGCGCTTGCCCCAGATCGGCGTGAACGGGAATTTGTTGTGCCGGTACGGGCTCTCGCCGAACCAGAGCATGCCGGCCTGCGAGAAGATCCCGCAGTGCATCCGCATGGTCGGCTTGACGATGACCTCGGCGTCGCCGGACTTGAGGGTGTGGTTGTGGCCCTCGGAGTAGGGGTCGTAGAGCTCGCCGTTGAACGGCCCGCCCTTGAGGCGCTTGGCCTTCACCGGGATGCGTATCCAGCCTTCCATGATGCGCAGGCGCCGGCGCTGGTAGCCATTGATGCGATCGGCCGTGCTGGGCTGCGCGTGGAGGGCGGCGAGCTCCTGGCTGTCCATTGCCTCGTCGCCATAGATCAGCGTGCTGAACTGGTCGCCCATGCCGATGGAGCTGCTGATGATCGCTGAGCGTGACGAGAACAGCGCCAGGGCGATGTCCTCGTCGAACCACTTGGCCCGGAACAGGTATCGGCCATCGTTGAGGTCGAGCTCGGTGGCGGACGAGTCGTGCAGCATGCACCGCCAGTTTTCGTAGCGGTCGTAGAGCGGCTCATCCTCGTCGGTGTCGGTGATGCCGGCCTCGATCCAGCCGAGCCCGGACTTCACCGCATCGGCGAAAGCGCGCGACTTGTGGAAGGGCGATCGGTTGACGTCGGAGAGGTATTTGAGGAGCTCGGTCTTCCGCGTTGCGGCCTTGCCGTCATCCTTGCGCCGCGGCAGCACCGAGAAGTCCGAGCGGGTGCGGCGCTCCGTGCCGGTCACCCAGTCGATCGAGGCGGAGATGACGTTGTAGACGATCGGCTTCTGGCCGCGCGCCTCAACCTCGGCCTTGTCCTCGGCGTCCCACTGGTCGTTGTCGTAGAAGTCGTCGTCGGTGGCGCGCTCGAGGCGATTGTCGAACTGCTTGTCGAGCTCGTCGGTGTAGTAGGACAGCAAGCGCCGGTGCATCTGCACCATGGGTTCGCTGTCGAGCGCGTTGGGCCGCACCGCCTGGGCGCCCGGCTGGTCGCCGTCGGGGACTGGCGACTTGTAGCTGAGCTTGCGGACCGATCCGTCGTCGGCGTTGAGGTCAAACATCGACCACCACCTCGGTGACGGTCTTGCCCGTGGCGCGGTCGGTGACGGTCACCTCGCCCAGTGCGTCGCCTTT